ACCGTGCCAGTAGACTAACTGGCCCGCCTCATAGTCGCGGCTAGTGGCCCACGTAGTAGGGAGATCCGCAGACTTGAAGGTGCGCAGATACCCAGTCCCAGTGCTCGTGAGAGACACCAGACCCGTAGGCCCAGAGCTGCTGAACAGCTGGAACCGGCGCGTCGTGAACTCGTCGGTCCCGCCCACAAAATAAGTGTTGCTGCCGCTCACCCCAGCGGGCCAGTCCGTGCCATCTTTATCGACCAGCATCCTGACTTCTGTGTTCGACACGTAGCCGTGGTGTTCTCTACCCACGAAAGCGTCGTTAGCTACGTCAACGGCTAGCGGCGCGTCACCCAGATCAAAAGGGACTGCCCACTTCAGCGCGGCACCTTGCGTGAAGAAGCGCGCCACTGACTGACCGGCCGCATTGCGGCTGACCTCAACGACCAGACTCTGCCCTGTCGAGTAGATGAAAGGCACGAGCCTCGGCGCCGCTGTCGCTGTCGACGTGGCGACGTGGCGCAGCCCCGGCCGTGTGCGAGCAGGTCCCTGGGGCTTTACGACCCAGTTCTTTAGCTGCGCCGCCCCTGTGCGATACTGCACCGCGTCGGGCCTGCCATATAGCTCGGGGGCTATCTCGCCCCCTGCAAAAGAGAGCTGCACGGTGCGCGTGTTCATCGGCGGTAGGACCCTGGGTTGCTGCGGTGCCGCAAGAAGGTCGGCACGTGATTACTTATGTCGACATCACGCTTGGTGTCGCCGTCGTGCTTGGTCGCGGTGCGGAGTGCGCGCTCGGCCATCCCGGCCGCAGCCACTGCTTTCTTCGACCCCTCTTCGCCCTTAATGACGGCGCCGGCCATGTGGAACACCAAGCGCCAAGCAAGCGCCGACGTGAACGTCGTGCTCCACTTAGTCGGGTCCGTGACTTTGGCCACGTAAAGCATCAGCGCATCGTCGAGGTCAGTCAGCAACACCCGGTCACCGTTGTCGTCGAGCTCGACCGTATACTCATACTGTCCCGTCGTGCCCATCGTCTTGTAGTTGTAGTCGACATCGGAGCGAACCAAGCCCAGCACTGACGCGACGCCTTCGGGGTAGTCGTATGCGTATTTGTAGTCTACGCGCGGAGATGCCGAACGCTTAGTCGGCCTCACCGAACGAAGCGCAAAGTCCCACGGGTGGCGCTCGATAAGCTCGTCGCGCGCGAGGGGCAAGAACTGCCGGCACAGTTCGGCTTCTCTCGTCGTGTCAGTGTCGACGTTAGTTAAGCGCCCAGGCTCACCCAGGTAAGACAGTGCCATGTTGCAGACTTCCGTCTCGGTGTAGCCGCTGCGTTCGAGCGCTTTGTATGCAGTGAACGCGCGCTTGCCTAACGTGTCCATCTCTGCCCCGTGGTAGTGGAACCCGTCAGCGTCGGAGTTGCCGGCGAAGGTGTCTCGTTCGGCGTGCACCTCCAAGTCAGTGCCCACCAACGCGCGGCTGTATGGGTCCGCGGCCGCTTCTGCGTCGATAGCCGCGTTCACGGTCGCCGCATACGGCCACGCAGTCAGCGTCTCTTTGATCGTGGCGTGTAGCCATTTGATACGCGCGGCCTTGACGGGCGCCAGACCGCGGTCGTAGAGCGCCTGCCGCACAGACTGCTTGAGACGGTTGAGATTCTGCCGGTAAGTCGAAGCGGTGTATTCGGCCATGGCATCTGCTTCGCCCTGGTTGAAGTGCACGACCACGTCTTTGATCGTCGAGCCTTCCTCCGTTAGTGCTAGTTTGACCCCGTCGAGGGTGTCTTCCAACCTAGCGAAACACCCGTTCTCTTCGCCCGGCGCCCAGCTGATCTGTTGGTTCTCATCAAGCCAGCCAAACGTGGAGGCCGTGCCTGTCGGGTGCACTTCTCTGTGGCTGATTGACGTGCCACCAAAAGCTAACGGGACGAACAGCGTTCGGCGGCCGGTGTAGTTGTATAGGTCGAACGACAACTGTAGCCCGGCTGTTACTCCGGCGGACTGCTGCGACGTTTCTTCGCCATAGAAGGACCCTACGACGTAGCCGTCGAACGGCATGTAGCGACGCGGTGTCCCGAACTGACTCGGGTAGTTGAAGCCCGGCGGGTGGGGGTTGAACCCATTATCGTTGTCGACCGTCTGAGCGTAGTGGGTGCCGCTCCCTGCGGCTGATGTCTGTAGTAGGCTAGGGCCCCCATACGTCTCAGCGATGAATATCGCGTTGCCCGCAGCTTTTGCTGAGTAGTAAGTCTTGCCGGGGATCAGCCCGTTGGGGAGCTCGCCGGTAGTGAAGAACTGCACCGATGTCTTGAGCGGAGCGTTGAGGCCAGTGGACACTATCTCGGTCGTCGAGCCCGACGAGATGGTGACAGCGACAGTCCCCGAAGAACGCGCGCCGCGGGCTTTCCCCTCGAAGGGCGACCAAGGTAACAGCTGGCAGAACTTCTCGAACGGGCGCTCCTGGTCACCTACTGGAGTAGGCTCCAGCACGAACACGTCGTTTCGTTCAGGCGTGCTCGCCCAGCTACCGTCAAAGTGGACCTGGGACAGGAAGGGAGTGACATCGAAAGTCACGTGCGTTCCGTGCTTCCACTGCCCGAGGTTGGCGCCGGAGACGCAGCGCAATCTCAAGCCGCTGATTGACCCGTTAAACCGGGCAGTGGTCTGCCATTGCACTGTGCGTGACGCTACTTCGGGTGTCGTCCGGTCGATCTCGTCACCCCCACGGACATCAGACACGAACCACATCGTGTATGCGTCAAGACGCTCGACCACCGGCTGCTCCCCGCCCCACGTGTAAGTAGTTGCGGCGCCGCCGAGCTCCGTCAACGTCAATACTTCCGCACCGGCAGCGAATGCCACTGCGCTCACAAGGTAGTCACCTGCGGGGAGCCCCGCCGGCGCGCTCGAACTCGGGTAACTGACCCTGATCTTTTCACCTTGCGTGAACTCAACCGCGACGATGACAGACAGAAAATTATTTACTGCCTGTGAGGCAGTCAACAAAGACGGCACCTCAACAGTTGGCTGTCGCGTAGGCCAGCGAACCAGAGCGCCGGCCGCGAACGTGAGCAAGAACGTCTCCCCTGTCCCGGCGAACGAAATCGGAGTGCCGCCAAGAGTCGCCGCTATCCCCAGCGCGCTGCCGCTAACGCTGACCACGTAGTAGGTCTGTCCTATTGTGATCTCGGCAGGGGTCGAGCCGGGACCCCCCGTAACCGGGATCACGGCATCGCCTAGCGCCCAGTAGTTGTCCGCACCAGGGTATCCAACGAGAGACACACCTCCGGTAGTGCAGATTGAAGTGGTGCCACCTCCCGGCAAGTTAGAGTTTTGGTTGGTCGACTGAATTGCCCGGCCAGCACGTAGCGGCCGTTCGACAGAGTGGAGAACTAGCTTACCGCTCGACTTAGCGAAGCGCTCAGTCGCTGCCACCAACTCATACTTGCCTTCTACTTGACCACCGAAAAAAGCGTCAAACGACAGCGGCGAAGATGCACTCCCTGCGTCTTTCTGCAACCTCATGTCGACGGTAAACTCTTCGTCGTCACTCTGCGCGGGGACGAACGGCGGGTCGACGACTAGGCGTGACCCACCAGTGTTACCCAACCCAGTGGGTGCGTATGTGTGAGTTGACCCGGTGCGCTTGCGCGTGATTAAGAACGGCACAGCTGTGTTGTTGACCTTCCACACAGAGACAGTCTGCCCCGTAACCGTGAGGTCGACGGCCGCGCCTTCCGGCCACGTCTGGATGTCAAAGTCCGCGCCGGCAACGGCAGTGACTTTGAACGGGCCGCGGTTGGCTAGCCCCAGTGCGGCAAAGTCCGCGCTGAACACTACGATGTCGTTGACCGCGAATGTGGCGGACCCTGTTGACGTAATAGTGTCGCCGCTGATCGACGTAGCAACTCTATGCTCTCGACCTTGCTGGACAATAAAATTGGTCGCGAACTCTCTCGCCGTGTTCGGAGTCAACGCGTTGGCTGTCGGCACGACATTGTATGTGCCGGGCCAACTCCGCGCGTAGCCGCCTGTTGTCTGCAACGTGCCGATAGGGTTGTAGAACGTCGCGACGCGGACAGCGTCGACAGCTACACCTCGGAGATTGACTGTCTGCCACGTGCCGTTGATGGCGGCGCCATACACCACGCCTGTGTCGCCAACCTGGGGGCCGCCCTTGAACGTAGCCGCGAGAGTGAAGTCATCGCGGTATGAGCCAGTGCTGAACTGCTTTACTTGCGAGCGCGCGGTGTTAGGTGACCGAATAGCGAGCTCGGGGTGTTTGTCTTCCCACCCTTGGATGTCGCCAACCGGCGAAGCGTTCGACTGACCAATCTCAAGAACAAGCGTATATTCAACCATTGTGCTCTCTATATAAAAGCCCCACCTCCGCGTGTGCGGTGGCGGGGCATCGACCTACTCTCGTCCCTCTCTAAGACTGCTTCTGCTAAAGCAAGTCGTCGATGTCATCGCCTACCGTTAGCTCCACTTCACGGGGCACGTTCGATTGGACGGGCGACGTGTCGCCCGCGTCCAACTCCAGAAACACGTTTGCGTTGGCTTCGCCGGAATACATGAACTCATCACCTTCTTTGCGGACGATGTGGTTCACGTAGGCTTTGCGAAGTGCGCGCACGCGGCGCTGAGGTTGGGGGGTATCCATACGATTAAGTGCTCGTGCTTGCGGGGTAGATGCGCGGCGTGGTGCTCGTGTCGAGCGTCAGTTTGGTCGTGACTTTACCGTTACTGAACGCGCCTTCGCCGCCCGTGACGGTGTATTTCAGCCCGAAGTATCGGCGGCCGTTCAATACGCTCGTCGGGGTGCCGTCGTGCGCGTAGATCGTGAAGTCTTCACCCCAACGGTAGAAACCGAGAGCAAAGAAATACTGCGAGTGAAGCGTCAGATTGGCTGCCAGCAACCCAGGAGCTACGACGATCTCTTGCGCGTTCGTCGTCAGCGCGGCGTTGTCTGCGACAACCCCCGTGACGGTGAGCGTTTCGCCACCGGCAAAGTCCACGCTCACGACCTGCATTTGCAGGAAGAGGGGCGTCCCTTCTCCGAGGTCGCGAACGTCCTCTAAGTCGATCACGTTCGTCGAGTTGGCGGTAGCCGTGATTGCTTGCGCTTCTGATAAGCGCCAGTTGTGTTCAATGTATGCCATTTGTGGATCCTATAAGGCGGGCTGCCGAAGCAGCCCGCTACGGGTTAGACGACGAAGCCCGACCGGTGGAAGTGCTTCAGACCTTGGACACCAGTGTCCTTGCCAATCGTCAACCACGCCTGCACCTTGCCCTGCGTGAAGGCGTTGGAGCCGTCAGTGTTGGTCGCCTTCAGTGAGATGAAGTTGTGCGTTCCTGCACCGTCTAGGTCGACCTCCAGCGGCTTCAACGGGATCAAGATTGCGTTGGCGGCCGCCGGTTGCAAGATGCCGACATCGTTGGTCGCGCTGTCCGCTACGGTTAGATCCGCGCAACTGAACGCCTGCGTCTCACCGACGCGATACGGGGTCCCGCCGCCAGCGTTGTCGGTAGCCAAGAGAACGTCAAAGCGCAAGTCGGCTGCATTACCGCCGGCAGAGGTGAACGACTCGACGACGTTAATCGCCACCCACAAGTCCTGGCCGCCGCCGATGTCGTCCCACGACGTTACACCAGAAGGGAGCGTGATCGCGTCTGGTCCGTAAGCAACGCCGTCAGCCGCCAAGGCCCCGAGGTCCCAGTCGGATGACCGGGTAAAGTTTAAGTGATGGTCACGAATTGCCATTTCATTCCTCCTAGGAAACCACGTCTTCAGTGTTGAGGATCGCGTCGCAACGACGGATCGGAATGCCCATGAAGGACAGGTATTGGCGCGCCGTGCCGTAGCTCGACAAACCCTGCTCAATCGTCAGGACTGAGGACTGCTTCTCCATCGCCATGCGCGACAGCGCGCTGTGAACCGTCCGGTTCATGTAGAACGCCGGCTTGCACATACCCAGGTTCGGGACGCGGTAGATCGCCTCCGCCATCTGGTGGATGATGTTGGTGGTGTATGCGGTCATCGCCTGTTTGCCAGTGAAACCGGCGAGTTCGCTGACCATGATGTTGCATACGCGCGCGGCGTAGCGCCAATCCTTCACGACCAAGCCCATCTTCCAGCAGAACCAGTCGACGAGCGCCTGCATCTTGCCGGTGTAGGTGCCAGTGCCATCAGCAGCAGAGAAGATGTCGACCGATTGCTCGCCGAGATCCTTTTGCTCCAGGCCGGCGGAGCTCCCCTTCGGGAACACAAAGTGGCAGGTCTCGTCAGACCAACCGATCAGGTAGATCGAAGTCTGCGCACCGCCGCCGGTGCCTTCGCAGTCGAAGATGTTTTGCGCGTTGCCCGCGGACAGCGAGCTGTAGCGCGGGGCGATACCCATGAACTTCTCAGGGTTAGCGGCCGTGTTCCCGTAGAACATCGTGGTCGCCATCTCTTGGTTCATGGCTTCGAGGCGCATGCGCGCTTCTGACAGGCGCAAAGCGCGCTCGTCGTCTTCAAGGCTGGCGAGCGCAATGTCGACCTCAGAACGTGACTCCAGCATGCCGATGCCTTCGTCGATCTGTGCCGTCGTGCCGTGGCTCGGGTAGACGCCTTGGTTGACTTGGCGCCAGTAAACGTCCGGCAGGCCGGTCGCGACGGTCACACGGTGTGATGTCGGGCCGTTGGCCATCTTGAAGACGCCGTCGTCGAGGATCTCGTTCGACTGCGAGAGAATGTTCGCGATGTCGGCCATGGAGCCGTTCGGGTCGCGACGCTTGGCCCAGTCGGCCAAAGTGAGATTAGTGGTTGGAAGAGTTGCCATAGCTGCTTACTTCTTTTTGCCGTAGAGGCGGTCCATTGTCGGGCCGGGATTGTTAAACACATCCCCTGACATGCCCTGCGTCGCGGGGGCGTCTCCGCCATCGACGACCTTGTCCTCACTCAAGCGGGACCCGAAGTAACGGAACATCCGCACCATCTCGGGGTGAACATCCAAACCGGATGTCTTTAGCAGCGATTGCAGTTCGTTAGAGGCACCCATTCGGTATGCCTTGCGTGCGAGGCCGACGCTTTCGTCGAGCTTCGGCCCTCCGATCTCAGGATCGGACGCTACCTCATTCGCCCACGTTTGAACTTGGGCGGCAAGAACTGCTTTCTGGCGCTCTGCAATACGCGGAGCAACAGAATCGATCAGGGTCTGCGCCTTGCTTTGAGACAAGTCGAGCTCCTTCGCAGTAGTCTCAAAAGTAGCGAGGACATCTGTATCTAACGAGTCGACACCTTCAGGTGTCGAGAATTGCTCGTAAGCGTCAGGTGCTCCTTCAGGGACTACGGCCGCTGATTCGTCAGAGCTAGGCTCTTCGGAAGGCGTCGATTGTTCGGTCGTCTGCTGGTCAGCATCACCTGCCACAAGGCTCACCGAGCTCTGCTCAGTGGACTCTGTTTGGGTTTCTGCTGGAGCCGGCGTCCCTTCTTGAAGCTCGGGGGTAGCGGTCTCTTGGTTTTCGGTCACGGGTTCTCCCGTATCATGGTGGCATACGTTTCGGGACAGAGCTCGAAGATGCGGTCAACAAGTTCCGCTTGCACGAAGTCCGCGACGCCAACGTGACGAGCCATCGTCAAGCTATGCGTATCGAAGTTCTTGGAGCGGCTGCGGCCACGTCTCAGGAGCCGCGCTACGATGCGACGGCCCCACTCTGCGCGCATGAGCCTGACAAGATCCTCGTCCTCCATAACGATGCGGGCCCGCGTTCTTCCTGAAGAAGTAGCGCGGTCAGCTTCGATCTGAGACTTGGTCTTGACTCCAGGCACGGGGCAAAAGCTAGCATGGAGACGCGGGCTTCTGGGCCCCTTGCACGCGGGGGTGGTAAACCAACACAGACCGCCGGCACTCAGGGCAGCTGAAGTTCGACTCGAACTCCCAGTCTTCGTCATCCTCGCAGGAGTGGTCACCACCATGCGTAAGCTCGCTTCCGCAAACGCATTTCACCGCTTCTTGGCCGGCTTCTTGGCCGGCTTCTTCGCGGCCTTCTTGGCTGCTTTCTTCGTGGGCGCCTTGGGGCGCGAGTAGTCACTTGATTTACGTGGCATGTGTATCCTTACGTCTTTCCTGCCGTTAATCGGGCCACGCGTTCCGCGGCCGTAGCTGCGGGCCCGCGCCACAAGCGCACGCCTGCGACGGCGAGGCCCACTTCGAGAACGATCTTCCCTAGCTGCATATACCAAGGTTCGCCGGTGCCGGCGAGCAGCGCTTGGCGCATCGCCTCGGCCTGCTCGCCGGTGATGGTTCCTTGCTCCGCGAGCTGGTTGATGACTGCCCGAGCAGCATCTAGCTGCTCGTTACTGAACAAGCCACAAGAACACAGCGCGCAACCCATGGCGGCCAATGCAACAAAACGAATCCAACTTCTCATGTCTACTCCAGAATCACAGCTGCTTCAGAATCAAAGCGGTGCAGACAGGGAGCAGCCCCCCGACCAAACCATACACACCACACTTGAGCTTGAGTGTGTTGACATCTAACGCCAACCGCTGCAAGTCAGCCTGCGTGGCATTCTCTACGACTTGCCTGTTGCCACGTTCGTGCTTCAGCGCGCTGTCTACTCGGTTGCCTAGTTTCTCGACGCTCTCGTCGAGGCGCCGCAGCTCGTTCAAAACCAGTTTTTGGTAGTCTCGCCACCCGTTATTACCTGTGTCGCCCGTCATCGCGCTGTTGTTCTTGTAGTTGTGAATCTGTGCCAGTCAATCCGCAGCTCACGCTCAGTAGTGCCTGCGGTCTTATCAATACGGAAACCGATACCCATACGATCAGTGTTCGTCGGGATGTTACTCTCGTGACTCGCCTTTTGCACTCCGTCGATGTAGTAAGCAATCGAGGCTCCGTCAGCAGGCACTACGATCTTGAGCACAACAAAGGTTGTGTCATTACCTACCGGTGCTGTCGTCGTGACGGTCTTAGTTTCAGTGCCATTCCTGGCCGTTGCCGCGACCCAGTAGTCACCGTCAACCGAGCGCCTGTAGATCCAGTATGCGTAATCTGTTTCTGTCCCCGCGCCTCGATTGAACTTGTTGCTGAAGCCAAACGTAGCGTTGTATTCGTCGTCTTCATCAGACAACGCTTGCAGGTTTATTCGCGATTCAAAGGTGTAGGCTGTCTCGTTGTTAAACACGAGCGAATCGTTCCACGAGAATATCGCGTAGCGACCCGACGTGCCCGTGCCTGTTCTTAACTCAACCGCACCTGTTGCGTTGCTTGTGTCGTTGATCGTCTCCCACGATGTAGCAAAGCCACCACCGCTACCGTTTTTAGACCAGCCTAACGCATCGGTGTCAGGAACTAAGTAGTCCTCGAACCACACGCTGTGTAACTCGGTGTTGCCTACGTCAATAACTTGACGCATAGCCTCGGCGGTAGTCGCCGCGATTAGCGTTCGCGCAAGTGAAGTAAGCGTGGCTTGGCTGAACGTGTCAGTGCCCGTGCTGTAGGGGACTTTATCGGCGCCGGTAGCCACGCCCGCCAGCGCAACCAAAGTCGCGTCCGCAATCTTAGCCAGGGTGACTGCGTCGTCGGCTATCTTCGCAGAGCTCACCGCATCGTCGGCTATCTTCGCGGAGCTCACCGAATCGTCGCGGGGGACACCCAGGTCTTGAGCCAACGTGTTGAGCGCCGTTTTGACGCTCATACCAGACGATAGCGGGGCGTTCATCGTGGCCCCGAGCGTCGTGTCTGTCGTCGAGGACACACCCAGTAGCGCGACCAGTTGATTGTTCTGGTCGTTCACGCGGCCGGCGCCCATAACGACAGCCCACCCGTTGCTGTCGTGCAGGCGTGAGACAACCGCAATTTGCTGAACAAACTGCGTAGAACCTGCTGGTCGCGTCTTAGTGAATCCGCCGGCGGTGCCACTCACGTAGAGTGGGTCGCCGTCGTCGTAGGTTGCGTCAGGCAATGCGAGGTTACTCACGACGCCAGCAGCGACCACGTGCCCTTCTGCGTTATCCGCAATGTCTGCTTGCACGAAACCGAGCGCCGGCATCTTGGCCGCGTCGTCCGCGTCGGCTAACGCGACAAGAGGCTTGCCGCTACTGTGAGATCCTGACGCATAAACGATAGCGTTCCGGTCTAGTTTGGCGCCTGTTTCGTTGCGCACTTCGACAAGCACGAGACCGCCCGCACCTGCGTCGCCGGGCACCCATGCTCCGATAGTCGCGTTATATACCAGCGCCTGCTCGTCGGTAGGTGCAGCCGTATCGAAGTCAACGTCCGACAAGCCGCCAAGCGACGTAGCAAAGCCGGAGCGGCGTAGGTGGCGGCGCAACTCAGGGCCCGCTATAGGGAGCGCGCCCGCTTGGTCAATAATTGACTTGCCGCGACCTTCGTTTGGCTGGGGGATACGGCCGAAGTTACCTTCCCCATTGCGCCGACGCATTAGCTACCCGCCACCTGCGTGAATTGCTGTTCTGGTGGTGTGGGCGCCATGGACTGGGCCGTCGCGAGCTCGCTTGCGATGCCAGCCTGCTGCTGGCCCATCTCTGTCTGCGCTTGCGCGGCTTGCATCTGGTTGCGCGCTTCGCGGAGCTCGTCCGCTTCTTCGCGAGATATGAGCATGCGTTGCGGCACGCCCAAGCGCTCGGCTAAGTCTTCGACAAACTCGTCGCTGTTGAGGCGGTCGAGAATCTCGGGCTTCATTTGCGCGGCTGCGCCGGCAGTAGCCATGAACCTGTCAATACTCTTCGCTCCGACTGCTCGCTGCGTCTGCGCCAACATCGAGACGAACTCGATCTCTACCGTGTTGCCTACGAGCTCCTCCGGGATCGGGGGCAGCTCGCCAGCTTCCAGTAAGTAGTTGAAGGTGAGGTTGACGAGCGGCTCCAGAAGTTCGTTGTGTAGTCGCTCAAGCGCCGGCCCGAGCATAAGTAGTTTCTCTTCGTGCCGCTCGGCAACCTCGGTTGCCGTCATGTTCTTGTCGGTGTTCGCGATCATCAGGAACATGTCTGCGAACCACGCGCTGTTAATGCGCTGACGCACATCTTGGATGTCCATCAGTAGTGGTTGCAGATGTTGCCCCGGTTGCCACAGCGGGCCCGCGCGGTTCGACCCGGTCGCGTCGGTGTAGTTCTTGCCTCCAGGCGCCAAGTCGGTCTCTTGGTTCTTCATGTCCGACGGCAGTAGCATGCTCGGGTCGGACGCAAAGTCGATCATCTGGCTCTTACGGAACTGCTCTTGCTGCAACTGAAGCACGTCGCCGAGCGCGTTCATGCCCGGCCCGCTGCCGTAGTCATCGCCGGCAATCAAAGACCACCGCGGGACCACACCAGGGAAGCGGTTGAATCCAGACTCACGCAGCACGTTGCTGGTGCGGTCTGGCTGCTGCGCGACCTCCCAGTAGACCGACCGCCACGGCATGTTCTGGTTGTCACTCGCGCGGAAGTCGCGGTCCATGCGCGGCTCAATCGCGTGGCGCACGGTCACCGGCTCGTCCTGGCCGTTGTTCTCTGCCAATGTGCGAACGCGGTCGCTGACCTTCTCGATGCCGAACTCGCGCACAACCTGCGCGACCGACATCTCCATCTCGCGATACAGCGTCTGCACGTCACCGTCGGGACCTGACGCCGCGCGGAACGACCCGAACGGCAGCACGTGCATGTGCACGATCCGCTCAGGGTGCGGCACGAGAATCGCGGCCGCGGTGCCATAAAGCGGGCAGTCCGTGTATACCTGCTGAAGTGACCGGTAGACGTTCGACCCAGAGAACGTCTTCAGGATGATCCGCGTGACATCATCAAGGAACACGCGGATGTCGTGCTTGCGCGCGAGCTCGGGGTCACGCACACCCATACGGAACCATGGCCGCGCCGGCGAGCTCGCACCCGCCGTCAGGCCCGCAGACAGAATCTGAATCGCACGCTGGGGCGAGTTGTCGATGATGTCTTCGTTACGCGCCCACCCTTCGTTGCGATCTTCAGCCCAGAACCGGCCGGACCAGGGTAGGTAGTTGCGTGCGATCTCCTGGCCGTGCGCGCGCCAAGAACTGAATATGGTGTCGAGCCGGTGCCACCTGTCCTGCATTTGCTGGACTAGTGTCTGCCCGCTCTTGTTCCGTTGCTTGGCGGCTGCTGCCATGGGTTACTCTCCTAGTAGTGCTGCGGTGCCGAGACGCAAAGCCTCTGGGTCGACGCCACCGGCGCCACTCATACGGGAACGGTTCATCGTGCCGACCGCGTCTTCTTCTGCCTGAAGAATCGCAGTGGGGTCCGCCATCTCACGATCAGCGGCCGCCGTCTCCATGGCTTCTTCACGCTTCTGCGAAACCATCGACGATTCAGCGGCAGCCTGCTGCTCCTGTTGACGCGCACGACCACGTTTAGCCTCCGTCTGTTGCATCCGCGCCTGCCCTGCGCCTGCGCCAGCGGCGATAACTGCTCCAATAATTGCACCTACTCCTGCACTTACCATTCGATCTGCTCCTCGTAAAACACTTCAAACTTCTTGAACCGGTCCTTGCTGTCGAGCACGCGCTCGAACGCAGTCCCTGCCTTAGCACCCCACAGCACCGACGTGGCAGTTAGTGAACGTGCGGCGCGAGAAAAAGCGCCCATCAGCTGTTCACAGGTAGCTGCGTTACGGTGGTCGGGGTCGATGTAAAAGACATCGACCTGCGCATAGCACCAGCTCTGGTGTTGTATGTGCTTGTCGATGAAAAACCCGGCGACGTAGCCAACGAGCGCTTCGCCCGCCCAGGCCCCGAACACCAGCAGCTTGTGCGCGTCCTCTGCCAAGGAATACACAGACCAGTCAATGTCGAGCTCGCGGTGGCCAGTCTCCTGCCCGTTCGCTGCCAGCAGCGCCGCGCCCTGCTCTCGCAAGTCGCAGCACCTGAGTCTGTCTACTCGGATGTCCACTACCAGAGGGCGATTGTGTTTACCGGGACGGTGCCCACGCCCTTGGCCTGGATCTCAAGGACGGTGCCCACAGGCACCGCGGTGAAGGCGACGGTAGTGCCATCAGTCAGCACTACGTTTACCGTGCCGCTAGTTGCGATGTAGAGTGCCGAGCATGGGTTTGCGAATGTCGTGTCGGAAGTTGCCGCGGACGCGTGGACGTAACGAGCTCTTGTTGTGCTTGCGAAGTCAGCCATGAGGTAGAGCGTGCCACAAAGGGGGCCCGCCCTGGGCCCCTAGCGCTCTCGCCAGTGCTTCATCGGGTGGTATCCGGCCCGTCGTGCCTCGTTCCGCGGCCGCTGCGCCACCGGAGGGGCGAACGGGTGGGTCGGGTCGTAGTCGACGTGGATGTTCGGTGGCGGCAGGTCCGCGGCAAAAGTGAGGGCCAGGGCGTCACCTATGTCGGGTGAGCCCGCGTCAGGGAGCCGGGCTCGGATGTCGTCCTTGGACTCCAGCTTGTAGCGGCCGCGCACGTCGAACTCGTAGACCGGCGTGGCGAGCTCCTGCTTGAGCGTGAGCTCGTCGTAGATGGCGCCGCCAGCGTCGACCCAATCGCGCAGCTTGAACCACATCTCGGTGCGCTTGTTGATGTAGAGCTCCTCCTTGGCCGCCTTGCCCCCGAACGGCACCTCGGTGATCGAGTAGTGGAGCATGCGCAGCCGGTCGATCACGCCCGCGTCGGCCGCATCGACGAACACGGCGTGCGGCTTGTGCTGCTCAATCTCCTGCGAGACGCGCGCGGCAAGCTGCATGTTGTCCAGGCTTCGCATCACGATAGGTGCGAACATCTGCAAGCCCTGACGGCGCACGATCACTGAGCGGTCGTTGCCGAACCGGGCGCCGTCGACGCCGAGCACGACCGGCGACGCGGCGATGTCGCCGGTCGTGTAGGAGCGGCCGCCCGATATCTGCACGTCGTTCAACGAGATCAGCTGATCGTCGCCCTGCGCGGAGAAGTCGCAGAGCATCTCGCGGGCGAACGCCTGCTCGGACATCGTGTCGCGCATCTCTTCGATCTCGCGCGACGATAGGCCCTCTGTCTCATAGCACGTCCAGAGCCCGACGAACCACTCTTCGCCCGCCGCCATACGCTCCAGGCCCACATGGTATATCTGGCTGAACAGGTCGACGCGCTTGACCGTGCCGATGAACAGCGCGCCACCTTCCCGGTCAGCGAGCGCCGGGCGGCATACCTCGAACCATAGCTCGGGCTTCATCTGCGCCACCTCGTCGAGCACTGCGAAGTCGAGACGCAATCCGCGAAGGGCGTCGGGATTATCGGAGCCAAACAATCGCACGATTGCACCGTTGTGCTTGAACGCGACGGAGAGCTCCGACTCGTTGATCGCTACGTGCCCCGTCTGCACGAGCGGTGCGACGATCTGCTTGAGCCGCGCCCACGCCACCGCCTTCGCCTGCTTCAGCTGCGGCGCCACATAGACGAACATGCCGAGCGTCTGCGCGAACGTCATCGCGCGGTCGAGCAGCTCCATCAACGCGAGCTCTGTCTTGCCCGCGCGGCGGTGTAGGACCAGCACGTTGAAACGGCGCATGCTCTGGTGTGCGGTGCGCTGCCACTCGCGCGGCTTGTATGGGATGGTTATCCGCATTGCAGTTTGTCAATCTCCGCCTGGATGTCATGCCGTAACCATGCACGGGTCTCGCGCTCTAGCTTGTCTTGCAGATGCAGTAGCCGGTTGACGCGCGTGCACTTGACCGTCTCGTTGTCACGACGCGCCGGTGGCGGCGGCTGCGATGCCCGACGCGCCACGCGTGCGTCGCGAGCAGCGCGCATCAGGATCAACGTGCACTTCTTGCACTTGCGCCGATACTTGCCGTAGGTGTCGGTGTAGCTGTAGGTGTTCGACGGGGTCCACTCGTGGCCGCGGTTGCATGTGTCGGTCATCGCGCTGCGTAGATCATGGATACCTGGGGTGCGTCGACCTCGACGAACGTGTTGCCCAACTCGCGGGCATACACCTTGTCGCCTGCACGGACCACGTCGACATCGTCGGCCACGACCGCGTCGCCGATGGCGTTACCTTTCTTGTCTTCAAACTGGCACGGTGAGTGGCTCATAGTATGTCCTCGATGCTGTCTGCCGGTAGCACGCGGTGCTCGGCGTCCTTCACTTGTTCAGGCGCCCGCGGCACGCCAGTGACGACCTGCAACGACGTGGCGCCGCTGTGCTCGGTCTTGGTCTTTGGTTGGTAGTCGTCGAGCAGCCGTTCGGCCGCCCACTGTCGCGCCTTGATGCGCGCCTCCATCGCTCGCACCTGCAACGCATCGGTCGCGAACTCTAGCTCGTCGGCGAGGGCGATCACCTCGTCGGCCTGCTCGCGCACGTAGTCCTCGCGCGCTTGCCGATACGCATCGAACAGGTCCGGGTGCTTGCGCAGCGCTGCGCGGAACTTCAGCTTCGTGAAGCCGCCGAAGTCGCCGACGTTCTTGCACGCCTGATCGACGCGCACACCGCGCGCCACTCGGTTGATAACGACAGATGCCGCGTCCTTCACGGCGAGTGCATACTTGCGAGTCATTTGGGTGGGATCCGCTTCAGGAATGGTCGGCGAGTGTAGCGCAACCACTTGCGCACTGTCTCGTATGGTTGGTCGACGACCTCGGCAACCTGCTTGAACGTGAGGCCGTGCCGCTCGCGCAGGTCGCGCGCATAGCGGACGAGGTCGTCGTCGACCTTGGCCCTCGGGTGGTCCTCTTGCGACTCGCTGCTCATCCACCTACCGCGTGCAGTAGCGGCTGCGCGCGGCAGCTCATGAGCGCCATCGCCACAGCTGCGAGAGCCACGAAGCCAGCAAGCAGCACGACCAGCCCCAGCGCCGACGAACTGCGCACAGCCTCGTCGTCGTGCTCGACGGCTTCGATGCGCTTGTCGAGCTCGTCGACAAGCGCAGGCAGGTCCTCGGCCGCGGCCCACGCGCGCAGGTTGCGCAGCTCGATCAGTAGCTGCGTCACTTGTCCGCCTCGGTGCGCGGGAACGCCAGCTGCCGATGCTCGCCGCACCAGCCCTCGCTGGTGACCTGCGGCCAATCCGCGAACCAGTATTCGGCTGCCCGGTAGCCGTCGCGGGTCGCGTTGAGCGCCAGGAGCTCGGCCAACATCACCGGCGGGTTGCGGTGGCATCTACCAATCTCCGGCGCATTGCCCTCGGCAGGTGCTTCGAGCTCGTAGAACGTGCAGGTGCGGCATCGATTCATGGCGCCATCCTATCACGGCAATCGTCCCATGGCTCGAAGATCGCGAGCACGCTGCCCGGCCTGCGCACCTCGCCCGACCAGCAGCCTGCGAGCAGCTGCACCTCCACGTCATCGCGGCCGTTGGCCTCGAACACGCCATCGAGCGCGCCCTTGCACGCTGCGATCAGGTTGTCGAGGTCGCGGCGCCGCTTGTCCGGCGGCGTGAACACCAGCAGCACGCGCAAGGGCCCCTGGGGCAGCGCTGCGGCCGTGATCGCAGCACCGCCTGCCTCGCGTCGCTGCCTGCGCCGCTCGCGCGTGCGCGCGTGCACATGCGCTCCGCTGTTCGGCATGCACGCTCGCGGTGGCCAGCACAACTCAATCTCTGCATTCTCAATCATTGTGTCCAATCTCCTCGCATCATCTCCTGTCGTGCCCTGGTCGACGGTTCTGTAGAACCGTCGCCCGTTAACGGGCTACCGACGCACAGGCCCTAAAGTAGCCCGTTGTAGCCCGTCACGGGCGACAAACCACTACCACACAAGCACTTGTAGCCTGTTGCGCATCGTCGCCCGTTGCTCGCCCGTTGGTGTCTGAAGGTGTCCAATCGTATTTGTCGCCCGTTAACGGGCGACGATTTTGACTCATAACACTCGCTCCTCTAGCCACTTGCGACCACGATCAGTCACCTCAATACACTGGTGTCGACCCGTGCCAGAAACCACGACAAAGTTCAGACACTCCTTGAGCTCGCGCCACAGGGCCCGCCACTGCACCTGCGTCAATTCACCTGCAGCCACAGCTTCCAGCTCCGTCGAGCGGGTGCCGCGCATGATCTCGATCAGCACCTCCTCGACCACCGCCTGCATCGGTGCGGGCACGAGCTCGGGGTCGCTGCCGTTCTTCCACGGAACGACGATGCCGCCGGTCTCGATCTCGCCGTGCCGGTCCTCGCCGAGCTCGACGCTGCAAATCTCAAACGCGATAGCTTCGAGCCTCTGCCAGTTCTTGCACTTGACCGGTTGCACCTTGACCAGATCACCGGTCCGGGTCCACGGCTCGACAGTTTGCGCGCCGAATGCTTCAGCGGCCGCTGGTTTGCCGGCGCCGCCAGGAACCTGCGAGATGCGGAACTCGGCATCGGCAGCCGCGATGAAGACACTCGAACCACGAGCGCGCGTGTCCTTGTCCTGGCCAGAGTGATGCACGAATCCAACCAAACAACGGAACGCGCGCTGCATCGCTGCCGCGTTCGCCATCGCAGCACTCATGTCCTCGGTGCTGTCCTCCGATCCGCGGCCATAGTTTGTCGCGAGCGTGTCGACGAGAACCATCACAGGCTCCTCACCGAGCGCGTCGACAATCGCTTGCGCGTGTCGCTGCATGTGCTCTGCATCGAGCAGCTGCGTCGGGCTCGTCGAGAACACCACCGGCACCGTCGCCGGATCGATGCCGCGGATCGAACACTCGGCAGCGAAGCGCGCGGCCACGCCGCTACCATCCTCGCCGACGATCACCGCGACCGGCCCGTGCAAGTGCACAGCCATGCCGTGCCAGCTGCTCTCCCCGCATGCGATTGCCATCGCGAGAGACAGCGCGACGAGGCTCTTGCCCGCGCCGGGTTTGCCGAACAGCTGCACCAATCCGCGCCGCGGCAGGAACCCCTGGACTGCAAACTCGGCCGCGCCCATCCAGTCACGATAAGCGGCGCCGTCCATGTAGAGCGGCACGTCGGATGTTGCCGCGCGCGGCCCTGCTTCATCTGGCAACGGTGCATCGCTCCAATCTGCCGGCAATGGCGGCGGCTGCGTCGCATCGGGCGCGAGCTCGCACAATGTGCCCCACCCTGGCCGATGCTCCGGTGGATCCACAGCAAAGCTGTTCCATCGCTTCTCTGCGTCGTCTGCGCTGTAGTTTGGCGCCGTCGCGCTCCACTCGTCCCAGACCTCGAACGGCATGCCCAACTTGAAACAAGCCATGCCTGCTGCGATCCACGACTCGTGCGGCTCTGCATCGATCTGCGACAGCATGTGCTGCACCTCGCGAATCGTGCGCGGCACCTCCGATGTCGAGCTCGACTCGCGCTCGGGTCGACGCAGCAGCTCGACCATCGGCGCCGGTGGATCGTCCTCGCGCAACAGTCCCCACTCGCCTGATGTGTTGCCGATCACTTCGCCGGTCACCGTCAGGTAGCGTCCGCTTGTGTAGCACTCAAGGTGTGCACCACTGCCGAACGCATTGCGCGACGAGCTCCGCCAACTCGCCGGCAATGTGCCGGCGTATATTTGGTGCACGCCATCGCGGCCGGGGCTGCGTTCCGTGTAGGTCGGCGGCATGCGCCGCAACATCTCGTGCGCTGCATCGAGCAGCGTGTTGTTCGCGCCGATCACGTGATCGTAGTCGACAGCGACGAGCTCCTGGCCATCGATCATCACGCCGAGACATGCGACGCGATCATCTGCGAGCGCATACCCGCACGCCTCCTCGAACGACATCCACGTCGCGCGATCCGTCGAGCTCGCCGCGCCGCCCGAGTAGCCCTTGCTGCTCAGTGGCGCCTTGCTACTCACGGTGCGGCCGTCGGCGCGCGTGACCGGGCTGCGATCACCGCACACCCAGATCCGTCGTCGCCTCAGTTCGCCGGGCACGTTGCGCATCACGCGCGAGATGTCGTCGGCTGTGATCCGAGGCAAAATATCGAGCCTCGGTCCTTTGCGGCCGTGCAGGCCGTCGCTATTCTTTTCAGCAGTCATCGTTCTCCTCTGGTAAGGGGGACACTCGCAGGCCGCGCACGTCTTAGGCAACGTGTGCGGCCTGCGTTCTTTTCGGGAGGGAGAAAGCTACCGCCGGGGCGCCCAATAAAAAACTTTGGAATTAGTTCAGACACTACTGGACACCTTCCGACAGATAGTGTTGAAGAGGGGCTCGCGAAAGTCCTATACACAACCAAACACGATGACTAACTCAAACTCAACCGACCGCAACACCGCCCGCAAGATCGCCAACTTCCTCGCCAGCAACATCCCGCAATGCGACATCTCTGGTTGGGATTGCGTCAACTCGCCGTTCAGCTGCGACCGTCTGCTTGAGCGGCTCGATGATCCCCGCAGGAACGACTACTACTACGTCAAGACGGAGATGGACGGCTCGCCCGTGCAGAGCACGCTCGCCGACCTCGAAGCCTCGCTCGCTGGCGACAAGAACGCCGCAATCGACACCAAAGTGCTGAAGGTGACGGTGCTGCCCGAGGACCAGCAGACCATCAAGTGCTGGCGCACCTTCGAGCTGCTGACGCTCAAGGACGCCATCGAAGAGGTCAAGCGCACCGGTCGCCACAGCATCATTGGTCGCGTCGGCCTCTGGCCGAACGGCTCACGCGAAGCTCGCAGCTACGTCGGCAACGTGATCTACGAGCAGACCGACCCCGAAGGCTACGCCAAGATGCTCGCCAAGATCGCTCCGACACCGGAATACAGCTCCGCTGAGCAACTAGCTGACGCAAGGGCTACCGAGTCGACCAGCCCGGAGGTCGTCGACGAAGTCGTCAACGAGATCCTGGGCGACGTTAACCGCGCCAAGGCCGTCGTCGACGCAGCGTTCCCGAAGCCGACCCCCAACCAACAGCTTCCACAGAACATCGCACTCGCCCTGACGCTCTCCGCAGAAGGCACTCCTGGCCGCCTTTCACTGCGCGAGATTGACCAACACATGAACGATATGGATGACGGCTGCACCATCACGGTGAATGGCTACCAGTTCATCTACTCACCCTATCGCGGCATCTTGATTGTCTGGCAACCTGATGGCAATGGTTGGTCAACTCTGATTGGTTACGCCAGCAACTACGAAGCGGAGCGTGTTTACGAGATGGCTTCTGCTGTCGGCTTCAGTGATCGGCGCGGCAGCAAAGGCACGGGTCGCTACTCGATGCAGTAGCTGACCGGGAGGTCCGGTGCTACTTCGCATCGCTGACGATGACCGCAGCAACGGTCGAAACCTCACCCCACGGAGAACAGAACGATGACTCAACCAACTACACTATCTGCAACGGAATCCGCCAAGTTGCTCCGCAAGGATCTGCGGAAGGCATTCCCCGGCACCAAGTTTCGCCTCACTGGTAGTCGCGGCACCGGCTACGGCTACTACGATTGCCGCTGGACCGGCGGCCCGAGCGAAGAGGAGGTGCGCGAGATCGTGCGCCCATACCAGGGCTCCTACTTCGACGGTTCACAAGACCTCGAAGTCGGCATCGCTACCGCTATCGGTATCGCCATCGCCATCTGGTCCGACGGCGGCGTGCTGCGCTCTGGCATGCGCAGCATCTCGACGCGACGCGATCCAAGCGACGCCGAGTTGGCAGCCGCTACGGACACGCTGCGGACGCTGTGGGGCTTCACCGGCCCCGAGCACAGCCTGCGTATGGCCGCCGACATGGTAGCCCGAGGCGCCGAAGTCGGCGCCGCAATCCAATACTGGCCCCTCACCAAAGACTAGGAGAACAGAACGATGGACAAACACGAATACCACGAGCGTAAAGAGGAACTGAGCGACGCCGAAAAGCTTGCTTGGCTCACCAAGAACTGGATACTGCCGATCAGTTGCCAGGACGTTATTTGGCTTTGCAAGCTAGCCGCCAAAGGTCTTGAACGCGCTTCCCTCAACCAGTCAACCAGCCAGGAGAACTAAACGATGAAAGTAACGAACCAAGACGTAGCTAACCGTCTTCGCCGCCATTCAAACTTCATGAATCTGAGCATTAACGACGTTGAGTTTGCGTATGACCAGCTCCGAGACGAAGCCGGGAACCCGCAGCGCATGCGAGGGCTAGGATTTGTTAGGGGCGTGGGAGAAAAGCGAGCCGAACAAATCTTAGATCTGCTTGAGAGCATGATTGACCGGCAGGAGAATTAAACGATGACTACCTACACCGACGACAAGTTCAACGGGCGCAGCACCACACCGCTGCGCGTCTTCGCGAAAGACGGCACGGCCATTCCCTTCGCCACCCCGTTCACCAGCCTGCGCGAAGTATGCGAAGTGCTGCGCGCCGAGGGCGACAGCTTCTCGATGTCGCTGGTCCGCGACATCGAATCGGTGCGCGGCCCGACGGCCAAGCAGGCGGCCTGGGCGCACAAGCTGGCGACCGACGCCATCACGCCGCGCACCGTCGAGCCGACGCTCGGCGACCTCGCGCCGGTAATCGCCATGCTCGACAAGGCAGCCTCCGCGCAGAAGCGCATGCCCAAGATCGAGCTGGTCGCACGCGACAACAACGGCCGCACCCAGCGCGTCGTAATCAAGCGCCGCAAGGACGGCAGCGCTGCCGTCACCGACGGCCGCCCTTACGGCGACAACACTCTGTTCGGGTTCGTCGAGCTCGACGGCAACTACCACCCGACGCGAGGCAACTCGGCAGAGGTCGAGACCGTGCTGTGCGAGCTCGCCGCCGACCCGGCCAAGGTCGCCGGCCAGCACGGTATCGCCACCGGCAACTGCTGCTTTTGCAACACGGCGCTATCTGACAAGCGCTCGCGCAGCGTCGGCTACGGCCCGACGTGCGCAGGCAAGTTCGGCCTGCCATGGGGCGACACCAGCGCCGCCGACGCCGCCGACGCAGCGGCTAGGGAGGTGCTGTGACGTTCTCTCGTGCCCGCTTTGCGCGCGAGCTCTACAGTGCTTGCGTCTTTATCGTTGTTGTAATTATCGGCGGCCTCGCTGCCATCTGCTTGATCAAATGATGAACCTCTACGAAGTCACCGGCATGGAGGCGCGCGACCGCGCCATCATCGCCGCGCCGCACCCTACGTCTGCCGACGAGCTCTGCCCGTTCTACGTTAGCACCATCGAGCAGGTCGGCACTGTCGACACCGAGCCCGCGCGCGTGCTGCTCGCTGTGCACACGCACGCCCACGGCTCTGACGAGGAGCTCGACGTGCTCGACAGCGAGGGGCTGGTCGAGTGATCCCCTTCTCCTACCAACGCGTCGGTATCGACTTCTTGGTCGACAACAAACGCGCGGCCCTGCTCGACGAGCCAGGGCTGGGCAAGACCGGCCAAGCGCTCGAAGCGATCAACCGGATGCAGGCCAAGCGCACGCTGCTGATCGTGCCGCTGGTCGTCGTCCCCAACTGGGAGCGCGAGCTCGGCATGTGGTCGCCCTGGGCCAGCTACCAGCGGCTCAAGACCGGCAGCGCCAAGGTCGACGCGGACGCGTCTGTCGTGATCTGTCCAACTTCGCTGCTGAGTCGACGCAACAAAGTCGTCGAGCAGCTGGCCAGTCAGGACTGGGACGTGGTCGTCGTCGACGAGGCGCACCACTACAAGAACCACGAGTCGACGCGCACAGTGAATCTCTACGGCCGCGCAGGCATCGCCGTGCGCGCCGAGCACCTCTGGCTGCTGACAGGCACGCTGGTGCCGAACAACCCATCCGAGGTCTGGACGCACCTGCTGCATCTGGCGCCGGAGGAGATGACGCACAACGGGCGCCCGATGTCGCACTACGCATTCGTGCAACGCTACTGCGAGTTTGAAGAGACGCGCTTCGGCCGCAAGATTGTCGGCGCCAAGAACACGGCCGAGCTCCGCGACATCATCGACAGCTGCTCGCTGCGGCGCCTACAGCGCACCGTGCTGGCGGACCTGCCGGCAATGCGCCGGTCGACCGTCGACCTGCCCAAGCCCACCAGGAAGCAGATGGCGCCGTTGTCGGATCTGCTGGACAGGATGTCCGAGGAGCTACGCACCGACGTGCGCAAGCTCGACGGCGCCGAGCTGTTGCAGGTGTTCCAGCAGTCTGACAGCTTCAGCACCTACCGCCGCCTGTGTGGCGAGCTCAAGACCGAGCTAGCCGCCGAGTGGCTGCGCGAGGAGCTCGACTCTGGCCTAGCCAAGGTCGTTGTGTTCGCGCAGCACCGTGGCGTCATCGAGGAGCTCGCCGGTGCGCTGACAGACTACGGCGTCGAGCAGATCCACGGTGGCGTCGGGACCGACGCGCGACAGGCGGCCGTCGACCGGTTCCAGCAATCGACGGCGTCGCGTGTGATCATCTGCCAGCTGACGGCCGCGTCCGTTGGCATCACGCTCACTGCGAGCACCAACGCCGTATTCATCGAAGCCGACTGGGTGCCCGGCACCAACATACAAGCCGAGAAGCGCATCCACCGTATCGGGCAGCAGCACCCAGTGCTGGTCCGCTACTTACAGTTGGCCGACTCTATCGACCAGATCATCACAGAGGCGCTGGTCGTCAAGACCAGCATGATCGCGGCCCTTGAAACGGCCTAGCCTTATTACTTGACACCACTGGGCAGGTCCTTACAGTCCTGCGCTCAACCCACTAGACAATCATGAAGATCTCAATCAACGTCACGCCCGAATCACCCGAAGAACTGGCTCGCCTGTTCGCTTTTATCTCTGGCCGCGACGGTATCGAGCTGCCGCCTCTGGCCGCCGCTGATGTCGCGAAGGCATCCGCCGAAGAGAACGCGCTAGCTGACGCCGAAGAGGCGAAGAAGCCAGCGAAGAAGCCAGCGAAGAAGGCAGCGAAGAAGGCGCCCAAGAAAGCGAAGAGCGCCGACACGAAGGAAGCACGGCAGGTAGAAGCTACGGCCGACACACGCAAGCAGGTCGAGCTCGACTTGCGCGCGTTCGCTGCCGAGCACGGCATGCCCGAGCTGCGCGACGCGCTCAAGGCCGCCGAGCTGCCGCGTCTGCAAGACGCAGCCGACGCTGACCTTCCCAAGTTTCGCGCAGTTATCGATGGCCTGCGTGCGTCGCAGCAAGGGGACCTGCTCTAATGGCTGCGCACGCCAAGCTCTCACCATCTAGCGCGAGTCGCTGGATGGCCTGCACCGCCGCGCCGCAGGCATGCGCTGGCGTGCGCGACGAATCGTCAGAGGCCGCCGACTTTGGTAGCTTCTGCCACGACATTGCAGCCCGCGCTTTGTCGGGCGGTAAGGACGCGACCTCCTGGCTAGGCCGGAGCTCAGACTGCGGCCGCTTCGAGATTGACGCCGAGACCGCCGACCACATACAGACATACCTAGACGCGGTGCGGTTCGCGCTCGACGTGCACGGCGGCGAGCTGCTCGTCGAGCAGAAGGTCAAGTTGTCCGATGAGATATGGGGGACTGCCGACGCCGTCATCCTGCCCGCCAAGAACGGCGGCGAACACCTGATCGTGATCGACCTGAAAATGGGAGCCGGTGTCTACGTCGAGGCGTCGTCGGTGCAGCTGGCGATCTACGCAGGCGCCGCAGTCCGCACCCACGGTCTCGATCCGAAAACGATTACGGCCGCGGTCGTGCAGCCGCGCCACCACCAGGGCGAGGCGTGGCGCGAGCACATCTACACTCGTGACGAGCTCGACCATGTAGTTCGCAGCGTCGAGGCCGCCGCAGTAGCGGTGGTGACAACGCCTAAGTTCCAGGCTGGCGACCACTGCATGTTCTGCCCGGTCAAGGCGACGTGCGCCGCACGGCGTCAGACGCGACTGGCCGAGGCGCAGGAGGCGTTCTCTGAGAGGCCCGCACCAGACACGCTGACAGACGAACGCGTCGCAGAGCTCATCCTGGCGGCGCCTGATGTGAAGCGCTGGCTCGATGACCTGGAGACCTACGCCCGCAAACGAGCGGAGATGGGCTCCGGCTACCCAGGGCTGAAGCTAGTCCAGAAAGTCGGGCTGCGCACGTTCTCTGACGAGGCACGCGCCGAGACTTACTTGCGCGACCTCGGCATCGACCCCCTGGTGACTAAGCTAGCCTCGCCTGCTGAAGCGGAGCGCAGGTTGGCTGCTGGTGGGCTGACGAAGAAACAAGCTAAAGCCTCGACAGGCCCTATAACACACAAGCCAGTGCGCGGTGCGCTCCTGGTCCCCGTCTCTGATCGCAGGCCAGAGTTTAAGCCTGCAACATTCCCAACCAACTGAAACGATACGCAGCAATGGCAAAGTCAAACGAAGTTACCCGCATACAGGTAGTCACTAACCCGGTTCGCATCTCCTTTCCTTACCTGTTCAAGAAGCGCGAGATGAAAGACCAGGACGGCACGCGACAAGCGGATCGCGACCGCTACGAATGCGTCCTGCTCATTCCACCGAGCACGGGCGACGCCAAGAAGATCGCGGCCGCGATGTCCGAGGCGATGGTCGCGAAGTTCGGCGACGATTGGAAGTCGCAGCTCTCGGCCATGGAGATGGCGAAGCTGCCACTCAAGAAGTGCTCCGAGAACAAGTGGTTCAAGGACCAGTTCGACGGCTGGCATTTCATGAACAGCTGGTCGAAGGAACGGCCGAACGTCGTTGACAAAGACTTCAACGACATCATCGACCCGGACAAGGTCTACGCAGGCAGCTGGTGCCGTTTCCAGATTACTCTGCTCGCGTGGGAATCGAAGAAGGGTGGCAAGCTCTGCTTGGTTAGCCTTGACAACGTAATGTTCGTCGCGGACGACGAGAAGCTCGGCGGAGGCAAGAAGTCAGCGAAGGATGGCTTCGGAGACAAGCTGGAGCTCAAGCTACCCGACGAGCTCAAGGCAGCAGGTAACGCTGACGAGGGCGACGATCTGTTCTAGTTACACTTGGCGGTAGGGTTCCGGCTAGCGCCCTCTAGCTGGCGCGCACACCCCTCCCGAACCTGCGTGCTGACCGACCCTACCGCCTTTATTTATGCTCGACCTGGACCCCGTCCGCGACTGGCTTGTGCTAGATGTAGAGACAGCTTCGTTCTTGGACATCAAGAACGTGACTGCTGACGTTTACGCCGAGCACCCCAGCACACACGTCTACCTCGCGATGATGGCCGTGCACTGTGTCGGTGCAGGCTCCGACCCTGACGGAGCTGTCGAGGCGTGGCGCCCAGGCGCGCGATTACCTCGGCACATCGACGCCTTCATTCGTGCGGGTGGTCGCGTTGTCTGCTGGAACGCAGGCTTTGAGCGTGCCATCCATCGACACATCCTCGTGCCCCGTTATGAGTGGCCCGAGATAGACAAGTCGCAGTGGCGCGATGCGCAGGCCAACTCTGTGGCGTCGGCGTTGCCTGCCAAGTTAGATCACACAATGCTCGCCATCGGGGGCAAAGACGTGCGCAAAGATCGCGGCGGCGGCCGCTTGATGAAGCGCATGACACTGACCGAGCCGCTCCCTGACGGTGGCTGGCGTCGACCGCACGAGACACCGGCCAACATAGCTAGGTTGGAGCGTTACTGCGCCATGGATGTCATCACAACGGCCGTCGCCTATTACCGATTGCCAGCGCTGACAACTACCGAGCACCTAGTCTGGCAATGCGACCAGGACATCAACGAGCGCGGCGTGTATTTAGACACAGACCGCGCCCGTGCGATGTCGCAGCTGGCGGCGAAACGCGAACAGCAGTTGGCCGCGCGCGTGGCAGAGCTCACGGGCGGTGAGCTCACCAGCGTGAAAGGTCACCCCGCGTTCCGCCGCTGGCTTCATTCTCGCGGCTTGATCGACGCAGGCGAAAGCGTCAACAAAGACGCAATCGCAAAGTTGCTAGCGCGCGATGACCTACCGCCCGACGTGCGCGAGGTCTGCGAGATCCGCACAGAGACAGGGAAACTGACTTCGCTGGCCAAGCTCAAGCGCCTGCCCGACGTGCTGTCCAGCGACGGCCGAGCTCGCGGCCTGTTCGCGTATCACGCGGCGCACACTGGGCGTTGGTCAAGCCGGGTGCTCCAGCTGCACAACCTGCGCAAAGACCGGCGCCCTCGCGCGGTGCAGGAGCTCTGCGGCATGGCTATCGACAGCTGCGACCTTGAGGCGCTAGACACAGTCTGGTCGCCGCTCGACGCGATGTCGCAGAGCCTGCGCTCGTTGGTATGCGCGCCCCCTGGCCATGACATGATCGCGGCCGACTACTCGGCAATCGAAGCGCGCGTGCTACCCTGGCTCGCCGGTGACGAGGCCAAGTTAGACCTGTTCAGGCAGGGCATCGACATCTATGTGCTGGCAGCTCAGAACATCGGCAGCGACAATCGCCAGCTGGGCAAAGTGCAGGAGCTCGCGCTCGGTTACGGCATGGGGGCGTTGAAGTTTGCCACGACCGCGGAAGCCTGGGGCGTGCCGCTCGCACTGAAGGACGCGAGACACATCCAACGCGCATGGCGCGAGGCGAACAAGCCCGTTGTCGACTTCTGGTTCAAGCTAGAATCGGCTGTCCGGGCCGCGGTAGAGCACGGCTACGGTTCGTGCGGCCGCGTGGGTAAACTTACTGTCCGTCACACCGGGTCCGCAGTGACAATCCGCCTGCCTAGTGGGCGCCACCTCTGGTATCACACGCCACACATCGAGGTGTCAGAGAAGGTGGTCCCGGTAGTTCGTGAAGACGGACGCGTCGAGAACAAGACGTTCGAGGTGCCGGCGATCAAGTTCCTGTCTGCTAGTGCGGCGGGGATGCGGGAGGAGGAAACCTACGGAGGTAAGCTGGCGGAAAACGTGACGCAGGCTGTCGCTCGCGACTGCTTGGCGCACGCCCTGCTCGGCTTGCGTGACACGATATACAAACCGATCCTGCACGTTCACGATTCGATTGCCGCCGAGGTGCCATCTGGTGCAGGCGACGTTGAGCAGTTCGAGCAGCTGATCTGCGAATTACCAGCTTGGGCGGAGGGCCTCCCTCTCGTAGCTGAAGGATACCGAGGCCAGAGATTCCAAGGATGAACACCACCACGAAGTTTGCAGAGCTCGTCGACCGGGCGTCTGTGTATGACCGGATCGAGACCGAACGGCCTATGCCCAAGCGCGCCGTGGCCAAAGAGCTCGGCATATCACGCGCCCACCTCTACGCTCTGATGGCGGCGAAGCATGCACCCATGCCGCACATCAAAGCGCGCTTGATTCGGGGGTTCTCTAAGATGACGGGCCTGAAGCCGGGCACTGTCCGGCGGTGGCTCGAAGCCGACTGGGAAGTGCTCTAGCGCCGCCCCGTGAAAGCGGACATGCCCGCGGGCTCGATCTTCTCTTCGTCGAATATGTCGAATCCGCGGCGCAGGCGCTGCGTTAGCACGTGGAGCGGTATGCCGACCATCTTAGCCGCGAGCTCAAGTGAGTTGAGCACGTCGGATCTGTCGGCACCGTCTTTTATGAGGTTTGCTGCGGTGCGACCTAGCTGGTCGATGATGGCGATGGCTGCCGGCGCCGGCATACGTTGCTGGTAGGTGAGGTCGCGAGACAGTGACGGCACGACGAGCGGGATAGCTTGCGCGGCCACCGTGCCCCCGAAAGCGCCGACAGGGCCGAGCGCGCGAGGCAAGGCCAGCGCCGTCATCAGCAACGGGTCGATCAGCCACGTATCGAGCGCGTCCTTCTCTTCGTCCTCTTCGGCGCGGAAAGCCGTCGCGATGAGCTCGCCCATGAACAGCGTGAAGAAGCCGGCCATGGCCTCCTTGGACATGACCACGCGCAAGACCCACATGGCGCGGGTGCCTTCGTCTTGGCGCTTGGTGAGTGACGCGCGGCGCATTGCCGAGGCCCTCATCGAGCCGAGCGACAGGAACCAGGACAAGAACTGCGTCCACATCTTGGCGAAGCGGCCGCCCTTCTCAACCTTCGCCATCGAAGTGACTGCGGTGTCCGCTTGCGTGCGCCTGACGGCGCCGTCGGCTGCGTTGACTGCTTGGCTGTCGCCCTTACCTTCATCGAGGGCCTGCGCGTATGCGCCACGCCACACGATCAGGTCGACCGGGTGCTGGATGATCTCCTGCATCCAGTAGGTGTTCTTAGATAGCCATCGCTGGGCTTCCTTCAGCGACTGGAACTTGCCCGACTCGACAAGGTTCAGCACGCGGTTCTGCATCTCGAACGCAGAGACGCCGAGCTTGTGTCGCGTCGCCATGAACGCCGACAGCTTGTAGATGTCTGCCTTGGTGTGGCCTCCACTCATGCCCTCCATGAGATAGCGCATCTTGACCTGCCCCGACATGCTGGCGAGCATGACACCAGTCACGCCCTGCATCGAGTTGACCACGTTGGCGAACATCGCGGCCGTGCCGTAGTTCGATCGCAGCTTGTCGACGAAGTCGATACCGTCGAGCATGTCGGCGCCGCGAGCACTGACTAGCGTGCTCGACAAAGTGGCCGCGGTCTCCATGAACGGGTCGAGGATGTTCTTGTAGATGCCAGGAGACATACGCTCAAGCAATGCCTCCACGTCCCGCTGGCGGAGCAGCGTGGCCACCTTCTTATGCGCCGGGCCCATCTGCGCGAAGATGATCGACTGCCGGAAGTGCATGATTTGGTTGATCGGGTTGATGTCCAGCGGGTCCGGGTCTGGCTCATCGACGCGGTTCTTTGTGTGCCCCTTGTTGATCGTGGCGATGGATCGCTGGAAACCCAGCAGGGTGTCTTGCGCGTTGCGCTCCCCCTTCGGCGAGCGCAGATCAGCGTCGCGTCCTGCCGGCACGTAGCCCCCGCGCACGTCAACGACGGTGCCGTCGGCCATCGCACGTTGTTTGAGCACGGGCATGCCCTTGTCCACGAGCTCCATGCGGCGCCCGAGCATGCTGTAGTGTGCTTCCTGCGTCATCGGCAGGAGCTCCTCTTCGTAGATGTCCCAGACTCCTTGGCAGAACTCCCAGTCTGCGGCCGTGATCACGCCGGCTTCTTCCCATTGGCGCACCTGCTCCCACCACCGGGTCGCGTCAATGCTGCCGTCGGGGCGGAGTGTGGCCCAGCCGAAGCCGAGCAGCAGGCGCCGAAGGTTCGACTCGTTACCGCAGTGCAGGAGCATCCCGAGGATGTCCATCTTGCCGTTATCCAGCACGTCTGGGTCTTCGGTCTTCTGCGTCCTATCGGGCAGCAGCGCGGCGCCTGTGGCGTCTGTGCCCGTAGTGATCGGCCGCGACAGCTCGGCGCTTGCGCCGACTTCGTCGCGCACCCGGCGCAGCAGGGGCTCCAGCTTCTCGATCACGGCCGCTAGGTTGAGCTCGACCTGATCCTCTGCCTTGCGGAGAGGCACGAAGATCAGCTGGGACAGCAAGCCCTGTTCGTCGCCGTCCATAGCGTAGAGCAGGGCCTCGACCCGCTGGGTCGTGTAGTTCCACTGGCGGATCTTACCCTTGATCGTGCCCCGCATAGACTTGTCTGACTTGCGTGACTTCTCTGGTGTCGCCTCGGCCTCGACCTGCTCGCGCAGGCGCCGAAGGATCTCGTCCAACTGAGCGCTCCGACCTTCGAGCTCGAACACGCGGGCCCACTTACCCTGCTGCAATACGCCTTCCACGTATTCGAGCGACTCCATTGCCTGCTCGACAGTCTGCTGCATGAGCGCGCCGTCCGTCGAGATCACGGACTGTATGTCGCCGAGCGCCTGCTCTAGCGACTGGCGCTCGGGGTCCGCCTCGTTTAGCCCAGTCCATGGGTCTCCCTGACTGCGGAGGCCAGAGCCGACCTCTACGCCTAGCAGGTCAAGCATCAACCTTGCCGTCTCGACAGTGGCGCCTCCATAGTTCTGAGCGAGTGTGTCCTCGCGCTTGCCGTTGCCGGGTCGATACTTCAGCCGAGAGCGCAGCCGGTCCTGGTGCTTCTCTAGCACCTCGCGCATCTTCACGGCCTCGTTCGCCATGGCGCGGAAGTAGAGCGCCGTCCGTTGGTGCAGCCCGACTTGCGTAGGATCGCCGCGGTGCAGTAAGGCTTTCTTCTCTGCGCGGCGGGCCTGCTCGGTAAACTTGCGGACCACGTTCTTGCGCCCGAACAATTCGCCGGCCGTCAGCGCGCTAACATCTTGCCTCGCGATCTCCTTGGCTACGCGCACCATCTCTCGATACGACGGGGGCAGCTTCCCGAGCAGTTTGATCTCCGCGGCGCGTAGCTTAACGAGGGCCTCGTTACTGAGCGACGCGTCGATCTCGTATTGCATCTGCTCTGGGTTCGCTAGGTGCGGCACCTCAGCGAGCATGCGTTCGTCGGTCGCGTCGTTGACCATGTTGGTCAGCGCCGCGCCGGCCGAGTCACCCGAGAGTGTGTATTTAACGCTGCCCGCTTGAGCCTCGCGCTGCTGGCGCTCCTCGCCGACCAACGCACGGCGGAGCTCGTCGAACATGGTGTCGGCCGAGCTGTAGCCCAGGTCTTGCGCAAACTCCTCGACATCGGTGATCTCTGCTTGCTCCACGTTGTCTGTTCGGTAGCGCTCAGGCACGCGCTCGTCAGTGGTCAAGAACGCACGCAGCCGCTTACCTTCAACGCCGGCGGCGCCCTTCTTGGCTACCGCGACGCGCTTCTCTTCCTTCTCGATAGCGGCTTCGGCCTGCTTAACTTCAGACCGCAGGGCCTTGAGCTCGTCTTTTGCCGCAGTGCCTGTGCTCGCCAACCCCTGGATCTGCGCTTCGGTGTCCGCAAGGAAAGCTATCGTTTGGTCGACCAGCCCCTGGTTGGGTGTCGCCGCTTTACGCAGCGTGGCGAGCATCTTCTTTTCTGCCGCGAGGTCGGCACGTAGACGTGCCAGTTCAGTCTTTGTGTTAGCGACGGTGGCGTCGAGCTCAGGCTGGCGCTCAGTGAGCTCTTTGCTCCGCTCGTCCCGCTCTTCCATCGCGATGCGCAGCCGCTCCATGGCGCCGTCGAGCCGCATCTGTAGCGAGGCTTGGCTGACCGTGCCGTTCGCGTTCAGGAGCTCGCCAGAGCTCAGGAAATTGAGTATCCGCCCGATGCGGTCGGTGCGTGCGATGCGATTCCGTTCCTCTGCCTCGCGCTTCTTGCGTTCTGCACGGCTGCTACGTTGTAGCTTGCGCGCTGCGCGGCCGCGCAGGGTTCGCAGCTTCTTGAGCTCTGTCATAAGGACGGCGCGCAGCTTCTCCTTGGCCTCGCGTTCGTGGTCGAACACGAGCTCTTGGAGCAGGATCTTGTCGAGCTCGTCTAGGTCGTCGGTATCGGTCACGCGCAGGAGCCGGCCGATTGCCTCTTCGCGAATGCGCAGTTCGATCTCTTCCTCGGCGGCTAGCCATCTGTCGAACACCTGTCGGACATCGTCGTTGAGCTCCGGCAGCGTCTCCACCTCCTCTACCGTGATCACGAGGTTTCCGTCTTCGTCAAACTGTTCGGGTGGCGCCGGCTTGCGGCTGGCAAACTCATCCTCGTAGTTGCGCGTTACGCTTTCGCGCACCTTCCGGTAGACCCGCAAGATCGCTTTCGACAGTCGACCAAAGACACCACTCAATTCTTCGGATGGTGCCTTGCCCTCATACATGTATATCTCGAAGTTGTATGCGACGGCCTCGTGCATCTGCCGGCGGGCTTCTGCAGGTGCCGTGATGTAATCTTCGAGACTACTGAACTGGTCCCCGCCGAACTCGTCGACCAGGATTGACATGTCGCGCAGCTGCTCAGGGCTGGCCA